CGATGTAGAAATCGCTAGTGAAGTTGGTTGGGATGCTTACAAACAAGTAGCAGATCAACTGATGATTATGTTAGAAAATACAGGACTTCTTCACGGCTATTCATTTAATAGCTGGAGTGATGTTGTGACATACGACAGGAACTTCGTGGAAGAGTGGTTACTATCACCCCAAACCTCCTTATACTACTCCCTGCAAGTGATGAATGATACACAAGATAAAACTAGTGCATACGCTGCATTAGGTGAAGATGATGTTGAAGATTACTTACAGGATATACTCGGAAACGAACCCGTAACTTGTGACTGTCAAGAATAATGAAGAAAGATCCTTATGAAAAATTACTTGGGAGAAAGCGTAAGTGGACTCCCGTTCAAACCACAGCTGGTAAACTCAAAGAGGGTGCTGAAGAAACCATCTACCGTGCTCTTGCAATACGCCACATGGAGTTACCAGTGGGCGAGTGGGTTACAGAAAGCCTTGATAAAGGCGTTCCCGAATCTGCTAGAGTACTGTTAGAATCAAACGTTAAAGATGAGGAAAATCATGACCTTGCTCTTGGGTATATTGCTAATTCAATTGGGACTGACCCTACGGCTGAGGCCGAAGCACTCCGATTGAGAACAGCTTGGGAAGAACACCCTGATCACACTATATTAAAAGCTTTGGTAGCCGAACGTGCTATATTCTTTGTACTTCTTCCTTTTTTTAGGTTTTGTGGTGATGCTGGTCTCAGAACGGTATCAGCTGATATTTCCAGAGACGAACAAATACACGTTGCCTGTAATTCTCTCGTATGTACTGATATGGGCTATACTCCTAGTCAATCTCTGGATAAACTTAGGAAGGCCACCATTAACTGGGTATTCCAACCCCTAGGTATAAATACGAACGATAAATATTTGGACAAAAAATTTTGGCTGGATGCTAGTGATCGCCTAATGTATGAAGGCAAAGCCCCAGAATTTTCTGAGACACAGCGAGCTAGGATGCCAGCGTTCTTTGAACATAACAATGTCAATCTCCCTAAATACGCTTAAACTACATAACGAAAGGGTGGAAGACTTACTACAACAAGTAGAAGACCATTTTAAATGGAGACCTGTCCACCCTAAAGAACAGATAGAATCAATCATGTACAGAGCTGGTCAAGCCAGTGTTGTAGACTATATTAAATCACTACAGGAAGAAAACTAATGTGTCTAGGACCACGTGAAATCAAGGTTGAACAACCTGATCCAATTAAACCGCCCCCAATGTTAGCTACTCCTCCTCCTCCAAAAGCTACACCTGCTCCTGAGAAGGTAGAAAAGGTTGATAAAGAAGAGGATTTAGTAAGGAGTAAGAAAAAGAAAGCTAAAAAAATTGAACAATTAAAAGCAGGAGTTAAAGAATTCTCAGCAATTTCAGGTGATGTACCTGATACACCTACTCAAGGTATTACTCCGCCAGCGGAATAAATTATGAATGCACGTGAAAGGTACAATCAACTAACAACAGGTAGAAATCAGTTCCTTGATACTGCGGTTGAATGTTCCAGATTAACGTTACCTTATTTAGTACAAGAAGATTTAAGTACACGACCAACTTGGCAAAAGTTAATACAGCCTTGGCAGTCAGTAGGCTCTAAGGCTGTTGTCAATTTAGCAGCAAAATTAATGCTTGCTTTATTGCCACCACAAACTAGTTTCTTTAAGTTACAAATTAGAGATGATAAGTTAGGTGAAGAGATACCAAGACAAGTTAGAAGTGAACTAGATCTATCTTTCTCCAAGATGGAGAGAATGATAATGGATTATATTAATGCCTCTAGTGATAGAGTTGTAGTTCATCAGGCACTAAAACATTTAATAGTATCTGGTAACGCATTAATATTTATGGGTAAAGATGGTTTAAAAAACTATCCCTTAAACCGTTTCGTTGTCAGTAGAGATGGTAATGGTAACGTTTGTGAAGTAGTAACAAAGGAACTTATAAGTCGAAGGATGCTTGGTATGGATCTGCCAGTATCGAAACCTAATGCCCCTGGGGATGATGGTCATAAGACAGGATCCGATGATAATGATGTTGAGGTATACACCTACATCCGAGTGGATGAAAGCAGTGGGAGATGGGTCTGGCACCAGGAAGCATTCGATAAGATCTTACCTGGAAGCCGCAGCACAGCTCCAAAGAAAGCTAATCCATGGTTAGTACTCAGATTCAATACAGTAGATGGTGAAGATTACGGAAGAGGTAGAGTCGAAGAGTTCTTAGGTGATTTAAGATCACTTGAAGGACTGTCACAAGCCTTAGTCGAAGGTAGCGCAGCAGCTGCTAAAGTAGTATTCTTAGTATCACCTTCATCAACTACTAAGCCACAAACTATAGCTCAAGCTGGTAATGGTGCAATCGTACAGGGTAGACCTGACGATGTTGCTGTGATTCAAGTAGGTAAAACTGCTGATTTCAGAACAGCTGCTGAACAATCCGGTACTTTAGAGCGTAGAATAAATGATGCTTTCCTTGTCTTACAAATTAGACAAAGTGAACGCACAACTGCTGAGGAGGTACGCCTTACTCAGATGGAACTAGAACAACAATTAGGTGGGTTATTCTCACTGTTAACTGTTGAGTTCTTAGTACCATACTTAAATAGAACGTTACATATATTGCAACGTAGTAATCAAATACCTAAGTTACCTAAAGATTTAGTTAGACCACAGATAGTTGCTGGTGTTAACGCATTAGGTAGAGGACAAGATCAGCAAAGTTTAATACAATTTATTCAAACCCTTGCAGGAACAATGGGTCCAGAAGTTATAGGACAATTCCTAAAACCTGATGAATATATTAAACGTCTTGCTGCATCACAAGGTATTGATACATTGAATCTTGTTAAGACTGAAGAAGAGTTACAACAAGAATTACAAGCACAACAACAAGCCGCTCAACAGCAAGCCCTATTAGAACAGACAGGTCAAATGGCTAATTCTCCATTGGCTGATCCAACTAAGAACCCTGCTGCAGGAGAAGCATTTCAGAATATAATTAATGGACAAAACCAAACCATCCCGCCCGAAGAGGGTATCGAAGGCGAAGCCCCTACCGAAGGTGAGTAAACCAGAACCTTTAGATGAAAAAGAGATTGCTAAACCTACCTCTTTTGATACTAATAAATATGCTCCACAACCATTGATCGGAGAACCTACTGTAGGTGTAGAACAAGAGTTCGTAACTACAGTTGGTCTTGGTCGATTACAAGTAACAACTGCTAACGGATTTAAAGATGACGGAAACACTGACGTATAACCCCGCCCCTACTGATGCTCCTGAATTAACTGAAGATGAGCAGAACTCTTTAGAGGTAGCGGAGAAATTAGGTGAAGAAGAAGCTAAACAGTATGCCGGTAAATTCGAGAATGCTGAAGAGCTTGAGAAAGCCTACATAGAATTACAAAAGAAGTTTGGTTCTGACAAAGATGATGATAAAGCTGAGAAAGCTGAATCTGAATCTGAGAAAGAAGAGAAAGAAGAAGAAGAAATAGAAGACAGTCCAGGCGTATCATTAATTAATGATGCTACAAAAGAATGGAACGAAAACGATGGTAAGTTGTCAGACGAAACCATGGCTAAGTTCTCTGACATGAGTAGCAAAGAATTAGTAGAAGCTTATATGGAAGCTTCAAAATCATCACCTGCTAAACAAGACGACATAGCAACCGATATGTCTGATGAACAAGTTAAAAATGTACAAGATTCAGTAGGTGGTCAACAAAAATATAATGATATATTACAATGGGCTGTAGATAATTTAGATCAATCTGAAATAAAAGGTTTTGATTCCGTTGTAGAATTAGGTAATCCAGAAGCTATTAAAATAGCAATCTCTGGAATGAAATCTAAATATGACGAAGCTAATGGTTACGAAGGTCGTATGTTACAAGGTAAACCTGCCCAAACATCAAACGATGCTTTCCGTAGTCAAGCTGAAGTAGTCAAAGCTATGAGTGATCCTCGCTATGATAGTGACCCTGCTTATCGTCAGGATATATACGATAAACTAGAAAGATCCAACTTAAAATACTAATCATAAAAAACTATGGCTGATAGAGTAAGAAATGATGGAGTAGATACAACTGGTTATGATCCAGAACAAAGACCTGATGCTATGCAAACTAAGTATGAGGTTAGTACAACTGGTGACCGTTGGTTTATTCCTTACGACCCTACCCAATCAATGGCTGATCAATTAGCCCATAATAAAAAAGTTGTAGGCCGGACCGTCGATAATAGTGACGCTGGCGTAGAGATGTAAAGTAGAATCATTGGCGGCCCGAACAGTTCATCGTCACCGCCATTGATTGTTATTTTATTTTTTTAATATGACCGTTATAACTGAATACGGTAAACAAAACATTTTCCCCCATGAACCTCAACCTATAGTTATGAACAACAACGACAACATGCACAATGCTGAAGAACTGAATGGCCGTTTAGCCATGATCGGTATAGCTGCTGCTCTCGGAGCTTACATAACAACAGGACAAATTTTACCTGGCATTTTCTAAATGGCAACTACAGTAACATTAACAAAACCAACTAACAACTGGCAGAGTTTTTGTGACTGGGTTACTAGTACCGACAACCGCATTTATGTAGGTTGGTTCGGTGTTCTAATGATCCCTGCACTACTAACAGCAGCAACTGCTTTTCTTATAGCTTTTGTTGCAGCTCCTCCAGTTGATATAGATGGTATTCGCGAACCCGTAGCTGGTTCTCTTTTATATGGAAACAACATCATCTCAGGGGCAGTCGTCCCGTCAAGTAACGCCATCGGTATGCATTTCTACCCAATTTGGGAAGCTGCTACAATTGACGAATGGCTCTACAATGGAGGAACGTATCAACTCGTCATCTTCCACTTCCTCATTGGCATCTGCGCTTACATGGGACGCCAATGGGAACTTAGTTATAGATTAGGCATGCGCCCGTGGATATGCGTAGCTTATTCAGCACCAGTGTCTGCAGCTTTTGCAGTCTTCCTTGTATATCCTTTTGGACAAGGGAGTTTCAGTGATGGTATGCCTCTTGGTATTTCAGGCACTTTTAATTTTATGTTTGTGTTTCAGGCAGAACATAATATTCTTATGCATCCTTTCCACATGCTCGGTGTTGCAGGGGTATTCGGCGGAGCTTTATTCGCTGCTATGCACGGAAGTCTTGTTACTTCCTCGCTTATTGCAGAAACGACTGAAGAAGTATCACAAAATTATGGATATAAGTTCGGTCAAGAGGAAGAGACGTATAATATCGTTGCGGCTCATGGCTACTTTGGGAGACTTATATTCCAGTATGCTTCTTTTAATAATAGCCGTTCTCTTCATTTTTTCCTGGCTACTTGGCCCGTCCTTTGCATATGGATTACCGCTATGGGAGTTTCAACCATGGCGTTCAATCTTAACGGATTTAATTTCAACCAATCCGTGGTTGATGCAAATGGCCAAGTCGTTCCTACCTGGGCTGACGTCTTAAACAGAGCGAACTTAGGTATGGAAGTAATGCATGAAAGAAACGCACACAATTTCCCGCTTGACTTAGCGGCGACAACGGAGAAACAATATGCCTAAAGGCAAAGGTACTTACGGTACAACGAAAGGGAGACCCCCTAAAAAATAATACAAACGCCACGTCCGTTCATCCATTTTTATGGACGCATGAAAACCAAGGCATGGAACGGGGCTTTGGTAGCTTAAGGTATTACTATGACTTTAACCTATCGTGGCGTGAAGTATGTAAAAACTACTCACACAAATTCTAAATAACTAAATGAAAAAACTTGCTCTAGCCCTAGCGGCATCTATCGCTTCAGCTCCTGCAATTGCTGGACCTTATGTAAATGTAGAAACTAATGGTAACTACACTGGATCTGATTACACTTCCAGAGCTACTGATCTACATCTAGGTTTTGAGAACACACTAGGTTCTTTTGACTGGTATGCACAAGGCGGTAAGACAATCAATGCCGCTGATGGTGTTGACTCTGAATCTAATTGGTCTGGTAAAGTAGGTGGCTCTGTAGCAGCTACTGAAAAGCTAGGTATCTATGGTGAAGTAGCTTTCTCAAATGTATTTGATGAAGATACTGATAACACATGGGGTACTAAGCTCGGGGCTAAGTATAGCTTCTAATGCATAAATGTTTACAATCACCGTGGAGTGTCTTAACGATACTCCTGGTGGTTTTCATTTATATAGAAGGT